ATGCATATAGATTATCAACCAATTTTGGAGATAAACAGAGAAAAGAACTTGAAGAAATTGCTAAAAAGTATGGATACTCTGTTACATTTACACGTACTAATGTTTTAGAACATGGTACACCACAGAACAGAATGAGAACTTTTACAGTATTCTGGAAGTGGAGTAATGGTAAACCAGAACTTCCACCAAAAATTGATTATGAAACAAATCATGTGGATTTAAGAGAATACTTAAAGAGAATTCCAGAAGAGGCTACACAAAAAGTACCATATCTTGATCCAGATTGGAGAGATCCTGGTTATTCTATGGATTATGCAAAAGATTTACCATTATTTAGATTCTTATACAGTAAATTTGGTGATGGATGGAGACAGAAAGCATATCACCAGATGTCTGCAGAAAGAGTAATATATGATAATGATTTAGCAGAAGAATACATTAATTATTTAAAAAATGATAAAAATCTTACAGCTGAACAATCAGAATATCTTTGTAAGTTTGTTGAAAAACACGATAAGAAGATTAAAGCAGGACTTGGATATTTTGATAGAGGTATCTCTTATGTTTCAGAAGATTATGTTCAGACCATTTATGGAAGAAGTTTACACCAGATTACTTTGCCAGATGAAAACAGAAGTCTTAATATGAGAGAAGCAATGTGGTTGATGAATCTTCCAATGGATTTTGAATATACTGGAGCTAAAGATGATTTTGTCATAGTAGTAGGTCAAAATGTATGTCCTTGTGCATCCAAGTGGATTTCTACACAAATTAAAAATGTTCTAGAAGATTGGGAAGTAAATAGAAAGAAACATAGACCTACTGGATTTGATTTTAGAACTGATAGAAATGTAGAATATTTTGATAACATTAAGAAATGTACTTCATATGAAGAATTTAAATAATTTTTTATATAAATGATATATTTTTTAACATAAAATTATCTAATATTTTATATTATATTATGAATATATTAAAAAATGGAGAAAAAAAGTAAATGAAGAAATTTATTTCAATTCTTTTGGTAGCAGTACTTGCTATTACATGTGTATTTGCAGTAGATTCAACAGTTAACACAACTATTACTAATGCAAAGCTTAGTATGGATTTTGGAGTTACAGATGAAGTAGCTTATAGATTCCATAGAGGAACTTTTGGACTTGCAAAGCAGGAAGGTTATGGTCTTGCACTTAATGTTAGAGCAGACTTTAAGATTCAGCCAGAAGGTGCAGTAGAGAATGATTGGTATGCTACAATGATTCTTGGTGTTTCTGTTCCAAAGAATTATTCTGCTAAGGAAAAGACAGATTTACTTGCTAGATATGCAAGTGTTCCTACTTTCAATGACACAAAGGTAACACATTATCTTACATTCCTTCTTGGTGGAACAAAGATGTTTGTAAAGGAAAAGTTTGATTTCTATACAACAGTTGGTCCAGAGATTTCATTCAATCTTACTACTGGTAATGTAGATTTTGCTGTTGCAGGTGCAGCTAAGGCATCTTTTAAGATTAACCCAACTTGGTCACTTGACCTCAATCTCAAGGGTGGAGTAAAGTTTGTCAAGGAAGGGATGATTATTACAGATTGGACAGAAGAGGAATTCAAGGCCGCTTTTACAGCCAATCAGATTACATTTGGAGCTACTTATAGTTTTTAATGTATAAAATTAACAACAATTATCACCAATTATTTAAATAATTGGTGATTTTTTTTATTTTAGCTATTTACAAAAGTTATAATATGTAGTAATATTAGATTATAGAAAAAAGGAGAGAGTGTAATATGGAAAACACAATGAAATTTAACAAAAGAGATATGGCAACTTGGATGAAGTATGTTCCTGCAGATGGAAACAAAAAGACTATAGAAGAATATATGATTTTGCTAGAAGACAATTCTTTTTATGAAAAGATGTGTGTAAAGATTAAAGATTATTGTGATAGAAAGTATTACAATGCTTCTAAAACTGGTAATGAATCTATTGCTACATCAACGAGGGCTGCAATTGTAAAGTGTCTTAAAAACAATAGTAAAATCAAGTTTACTAATAGAACTGAACTCGCTAAAGCAAGTTTTAAGTATCTTCCGGTATATCCTGGAACAGTAGATTATAAAACTTCTGGTGGAACAAGATATCATTTTATTGAAGAAATTGAACTTGAAATTGCTCATCTTGTAAAATATGGGTTTATTAAACAGTGTTTTGGAACATATTTTCTTACAGAAAAAGTAAATTAATGATTTATATTAATAAGTACTGTTAATTATAGGAGAAATTATTACGACTACTGAAGAACTTAATGAATTACTAAGGAAATGGTTTGATGTATTTTCATATGAAGATAATCAAGAAATGAAAGGTGTATTTAAAAAGTGTCATGATGAATATGACAAACTAACACATACTCAAAAGAAAAATGAAAAATTGGTTTGTAGTATAGTTGATCCAATTGAAGAAGAAGTAGTTAAATTGTTAAATAAAGCTTTACAAACAACTGGAGATTGTGTAAAATATACTTTCATTTGGGCAAATAATGCAAGTGGATATTCTCATTATAAAGACTTAATCGATGGTGATATTTATTTGGTGATAAATAATAGTGGAATACGAGAAATTATTCGTCTTGACTTAAAAACCAGTACGGTTGCTTTATTTTCGCATTCTTGTCATACTGGTGTTTATTTAGGTGGAGAAATAAATAAATCATCTTTCGATGCGTTTCCAGGTAAAAATCATTTTTACATGTTATTAAGTTATTTAGGTGAAATAATTACATTGTATGATAGTTTAGTAATTCATGAATATTTAAAAAATCTAAAACCAAATGAATCTAAATTTAATCCAAATAATCCATATTATACAGTAAAAGATCATTTGAAAAAGTGTTGTGTTCTAAACAAAGACGTGTTTGTAGTAAGAAATATTACTGAACAAGAAATTACTTGTTTTAGAAGTTTATAATAATATTATGACAGAGAAACCAACAGATTATGTAATAGTAGTAGAAGGATGTGACTTTACAGGATTTATCAACTAATTATATATGATTGATAATAAAAAATATAAAAACGTTGATAAAATTAATATAATTTGTGATAATTGTGGTAAAAAATATGAAACCTCTTTTTTTTATGAAAAAAAAGGTATTAAAAAATATGGAAAAGATTTATGTAGAAGTTGTAGACAAAAAGAACAATATAAATTAGGATTACGTAATAAACAAATTGAAATTTGTAAAAAAAATGCAGATAATCAAAGAGGTAAAACATTTGAAGAATTATATGGTGTGGAAAAAGCAATTAAATTAAAACAAATATATTCAAAAAATAGTTCTGGAAATAACAATAGTATGTTTGGTAAACATCATTCTATTGAAACTAAAAATAAATTATCTGATTTTAGAAAAGGTAAATCATTGGAAGATATTTGTGGTATAGAAAAAGCTACTGAATTAAAACAAAAATTATCTATAAGATTTACTGGTGAAGGAAATAATATGTTTGGTAAACCTTCTCCACAAGGCAGTGGTAATGGATGGAGTGGATGGTATAAAGAATTTTATTTTAGAAGTTTATTAGAATTATCTTTTTTAGTGCAATATGATGATTTAAATAATTTAAAAAATGCAGAATATATAAAAATACCATATGTTTGTAATAATGTTACAAAAACATATTTACCAGATTTTATAAATGAAAAAAATAAAATTTTATTTGAAATAAAACCAAACAATTTAATTAATTCTGAAATTAATAAACTTAAATTTAAAGCAGGTTTTGATTATTGTAAAAAAAATAATTTATCATATAAAATTTTAACTGAAACAGATATTCATAAGTTAAATACAGAAGAAATTAATATACTTTATATTAATAAAGAGATTAGTTTTATAGATAGATATGAAGAAAAATATAAAAAGGAATTTTTAAAATGAATGCAATTATTATTGAAGGTGCAGATCTTTGTGGTAAATCTACATTAGTAAAGAAATTATCTAATAAATATAATTTAGATATAGTTCATTGCACAAGTCATGATCCAAAAGATTTAACATTTTATAAACAATTGGCTAGAAAAACAAATGTTGTTTTTGATAGACATTTTATAGGTGAACAAATTTACCCAAATATTTATAAAAGAATTTCAGAAATGTCTTTATCAGAAGCAGTAGATTTAAACAAATGGCTCAAAGATCATGATGTTAAAACATTAGTGTTGACTGCTGATAATGATGAACTTTTGAGAAGACTTTCAATTAGAGGTGAAGAAGTTCAGAGTGTAAGAGATAATTTGAGTAAAATTAATGCTTCTTTTGTAAAGTATGCAAATCAGTTTAATGTACCAGTAGTAGATACTAGTAAAGTAGATTTTGAAGATATTTGTCATTATGTTGAGACAGGTGAGGTAAAGTGGTAAGAAATTATAAAGTAATCACTCTTTGTGGTTCAACAAAGTTTAGAAAAGAGTTTGAGAAAGCTAATAAAGATTTAACATTGGCAGGAAACATAGTTATTTCAGTTGGATGTTATGGACATAGTGGAGATACATTCACTGATGAACAGAAAGAAATGTTGGACGATATTCATAAAGCAAAAATTGATTTATCAGATGCCATTTATGTAATCAACAAAGATGGTTATATTGGTGCAAGTACCAAGTCTGAAATTAAGTATGCTGAAAAGACTGGTAAAGAAATCTTGTATATGGAGGATAATCTATGAAAATAACTGAAACAAATTCTTTACATAAATTTAAAGATATTCTTATTGGTCGTAAACAAAATATATTTACTTTTGCAATTGGTTCTCCAGAAAATCCAATGGGTGAAAAATCTACTGATGTAGAAAATAAAAAATCTAGAAAAGAATTTGAAAGTTATTTAAATAAATTTAGATTATATTATTTTAAAATATCTGGTCAATATGGTGAATCTGAACATAGTTATTTAATTGCAAATATCAATGAAGATATTTGTAAATATCTTTTTGGTTCAAAAATGTTTAATCAAGAATCTTTTATTTATGGAGTAATTGATCCGGTATCAAAAGATTTATTTAAAACTACTTTTTACTATTATAGTAGAAATGACAAAAATAAATTTGAAATTTCGGATGTTTGTACTACATTTAATAATGAAGAAACTGCAAAAGATTTTTTCTCTAAATTTAAGAATTTTAAATTTAAAATACCATTTAAAACATTAGAATCACAACTTTGTAGTATTAGTGATAAATTAGAAGAAGATTTTAATTGGAATACTGATTATTATTCATATTTAGAATATATATCTAAAGTTAATAATAAAACTATTAAACATCTTTGGGAATATAGTTGTACACATTTATTGACAAAAGATGAAAAAAATGATAAAAATAATAGAATAACAGAAGGAATTGTTCATTTAAATTCTTGGAAAAAGAAGTACGATGATAATAAAGTTATAAAAAAGATGGTGGATGAATTTATGGAGGATAATAAATCGTGTTAGATTTACCTATTAAAACTTTTGATGAACTAAAACAGGAACCAAAACATCCTTATGTAGGTAATGTTAAAGTTTCTTATAATGAAGCTCAGATTCTATCTTATGCTCTTGGTCCACTATATGATAAACTTAAAGAAGAACAATATGTTGGTAATGGTACAGTAGAACTTCTTAATTGTACTATGAATCTTGATCCACTTGAACCAGTTCTTAACTTTAATGATGGTATAAAGAAAACAAATGTTAATTATGTAAAGAAAGAACTTGACTGGTATTTGTCAGAAGATTTATCTATTATTGGACACGTAGATGATGTAAAGATTTGGACACAGTGTTGTACAAAAGATGAAAAGAAAGAAATCAATTCAAATTATGGTTATCTTGTTTTCTCAAAAGAAAATGGTAGTCAGTTTGAGAATTGTGTAAAAGTTCTTACAGAAGATAAGTTAACACGTAATGGTCTTATTATGTATAATAGACCTTCAATTTATACAGATTATGTTCGTGATGGAATGCACGATATGATTTGTACAGTATTCAGTCAGTTCTTCATTAGAGATAATAAACTTGAAATGATTCATGTAATGAGGTCAAATGACGTGATATATGGATTCTTGAATGACTGGAGTTGGAACTGTTTTGTCTATCAAAACATGTATGAATCTTTAAAGAAGGTTTATCCAGAACTTGAATATGGAATGATTCACTGGACGTCTACTTCAATGCATTGTTATGAAAGACATTATGACACTTTGAGGAAAATTGTAGAAAGTTATGACCATCCATTCAAATCTGTATGAAATTTATTGCAATGATAAATACTCTTTACTAGCAAGCTCTAGTAAAGGGTTTATTGTTTTTTCACCTTGTCATGATAGAGTAATACCCATTGTTAATGATAAATTTTGTTTTGAAAATCAAGAAAGTTTATTTATAGAATATATTAAATACTGTTTTGATAAGAGTATAGAACCTCTTAATCAGAAAGTTGCTAAAAATCTATCTTCTAGTGAAATTGCAGAATATTGGGTTAAAAACAATTTAGATTTAAATGAAGATTCAGAATATTCTTTTCTAATAGATTATAATTCTAAAGTAGAAAAGGAATTTTATGAAAGATTAAAAGGTAATAAGAATCCATATAAGTTTTCTAGAATTACTTATAATTTTAAACCTTATTTCATAGTATATAACGATTTAAATGATAGAGGATTGGATGGAAATTGGTATTCTTTGATTAATAAATCATTTAATTGGTGTCAAGAATATAAATCTAGTGATATACACGTTTGTTTACCAAACAGTAAAAATATAATTCCTTGGATGGATAAAGAAAAGTTTTTAAGAAGAAACACTGCTCCAGTTGGTGGAATGTTCAATGTAAGTTTTATGAAATACTTGACAAGCGGTGAAAGATAAATTATAATAATTATATGAATTTTGAATTCGGTAATAAAAATAAAATAACTTCTCCTGTTAAATGGATTGGTGGTAAAAGTCAATTACTACCAATTCTTTGTAATAATCTACCAGAAAAGTTTAATGATTATTATGAACTATTTGTGGGTGGTGGAGCATTATTGTTTGAACTACAACCAAAAAGTTTCATCATAAATGATGTTAATTCAGAATTAATTACTACTTATAACATTATTAAAGAAGATGTAGAAAATCTAATAAGTAAATTAACTGATTTACAGAATGAATATAATACAAGAGAAGATAAACAAGAAATGTATTATTCCATGCGTTCTAGTGAATCAGTTAGTGATTTAGATGTTGCAAGTAGATTTATCTTCCTTAATAAACTTTGTTTTAATGGATTGTACCGAATAAATCGAGAAGGTAAATTTAATTCACCTTGGAATCATACAAAATCAATTAAATTGTACGATTATGATAATTTAATTGCTTTACATAACTACTTAAAAACAAGTGCTAAAGGCATTTATAATGGAAGCTATCAACTTATCAGTTGTTTACCAAAGGAAGGAGATTTGGTGTATCTAGACCCTCCATATGACCCATTAAAGAATTCCGGAAAGACTTGTACTGATTATACTGCAAATGGATTTACAAAAGAAGACCAGGTTAAACTATCAGAGTATTTTAGAGAATTGGGTGATAGAGGTGTTTATTGTATGGAATCTAATCATAATACAGAATTAATTAGAGAATTATATAAAGATTTTAATATAGAAATAGTAAAAGCAAAGAGAATGGTTAATTGTAAAGGTACTTCTCGTGGAGAGGTAGAAGAAGTATTGATTAAAAATTATTAATCAGCACTAAATATTAAATGGAGAAATAAATAAATGAAGATTGTTGGAATTTGTGCAAGAGGTGTTGAGGGTTGTGGTCAAACAAAGTATATGATAGAGACTAAAAAAGCTCTTGAATATATGGGTCATAGTTGTGATTTAGTAGCTGCATCTGATAAGAAGTTTTTAAGAAGAAAAGCCCATGACATTCAATTAAAATTTGAAGGACCTTTTGCTAAAAAAGAAAACATTGACCACTTGATTGAAGATATAAATAATAATTATGATTTAGTAATTATTTTTAGTTTACCTGCTACAAGTTTTGACGATAAGGCCAAAGAAGGTTATTTAAGACTTATTGCTTCTCTTAATAAAAAGAAGATTTACATTATGGTAGATCATTCAGCTTGTTCTATTGCTAGAAATGCATGTGTAAAAGAAACTTGTGAAAACATTGATTTACTGTTAGTTCATTCTCTTACTGGTGCAATGGCTTCTTGGATTAAAAAGAATAAGTTGTCTGTTCCAGTAGATTATTTATATACTTCCAGAGATTTTGATGAAATGAAATCTAAATATTGGAAACCGGTAGAACAAATGAATCTAAAGTCTGCTTCATTCATTGGTAGAAGTACTGATTGGAAACATCCAGATTGGTTTGTCAACTTCTGTACTAGTAAACTTAATCCTAATGGTTATGTTACTACTATGGAAGGTATGGAATCTTCTTTTGTATTTTTAAGATTGTTCTTTAAGAATGGTAGTAGAAAAGATGGTCCACTTGATTCAGTAGACCTTACACGACATAAGTGTACAGACCATAACAATCTTACAAGTGAAAAGATTTATGTTTTTGATGGATATAAGTTTACAGACGAGATGGAAAGACTTTCGAAAACAGGATTTGGTTCTGATTTGTATACATTAAGACCAGAATATTATGGTAGAAGTTTGGAACAGTGCCATAACGATATTGTAGCCTGTGGATGTATTCCTATTTTCAGTAAACACTTTGGTGAAAATTGTCATACCATTGAAGGTGAAAGATGGATTGATGCTTGTCCAGAAGTAGTTTGGTTAGATGATACAAACTTTGATGAATGTTTTGAAAAAATGGAAAATTATAGAAATAATCCAGAATTGTTTGATTCTGCTAGAAATAAGATTTATGACTTCTTTAAGACTCAGGGTGATATTTCAATAATTGCTCCTAAGTTTGATGAAATTGTTAATAGAGTACTTGCATGATTAAATGGGTTTCTTTTCAAAGTTTAGCAGGTGGAATGATGTTAGGTGCTGAAGAAGCATTTAACTGTCCACCTTTATTTACAATAGACTATGATGGTATAGATACTGCTAATTCTTCTGCTTATGTTCATTATATGAATAATGTTAGAAAAGAACCAGTTAGACAACTTGTTCTTGGAGATAATTTATTAAGTAGAACACAACAGTTTAAGAATACAGAAGATGAAATCTATTTTACAGAAAATTGTAAAGATGTTGATGTAGTTTGCGCGGTACCCCTATGTAGCGGTTTATCGCAAGCAAATTCTGCTAAAACTGGTGATTCTGCTAGAGGTGTAAATGCAATACAGAATAATAACATGAAAGGTATTACGGAATTTACACTTGAAAGAATTAAACCAAGAGTTTATATATTTGAAAATGCTCCAATTCTATTTAGTAATTCAAGTAAACCTTTAAGAGAATGGTTTGAAAATATTGCTAAAGAAAATGGTTATTCAGTTACTTGGATAAAGACTAATACTAAACTTCATTCTAATGTTCAAACACGAACCAGAACTTTTGGTATTATGTGGAAAGGTGATAGTTGTCCTAAACTTTATAGTGTTAATCGTCCAGTTGGAACAATAGTAGACTATCTATCTATAATAGATAAAAATGCTAAATATAACACTTCTGAATACAATCTAATACCAGACATAAATGAAAATGGTTACATTAAATATATGAAGTTAAAGTATGGTGATAATTTTCAAAAGTATTGGCCATATGACAAAGGTGCTAAATGTGTTACAGAAGTAATTGAATTAAATAATGATTTTGATTTAGCTAAATCTGTAATGAATGAAAAAGAAGCATCTTATATTGACCATGTAATAGAAAAAAGAAGTCAAGGTAAGAATTATTTTGATGGTACTCCTATTTATTGGGGAGATAGTGAAATTTCTTCTTTATTTGGTAGAACTATTGAAAGAATGGTTCACCCAACTGAATGTAGAGGATATACTGTAAGAGAAGCATTGAAGTTTATGGGAATGCCAGATGACTATGATTTTCCAGATGTAATGAAACATCTAGGTTACATTGGTCAAAATGTACCAGTAATCACTGCTAGAGATTGGTGTTTGGAAATTAGAGATTATTTGGAAGGTAAACTTCCTATGTTAAATAAATCAGTAGATATGTTTGATAATACAAAACAAGTTGGAAAGTTTGAGTTTGGTGTATGAGAAAGTTTGAATTGTATCATGGAGATTGTTTAGAAGTAATGAAACAACTTCCAGATAAATCAGTAGATATGATTCTTTGTGATTTACCTTATGGGGTAACACACAATAAATGGGATTCAGTAATTCCATTTGATTTATTGTGGAATCAATATGAAAGAATCATAACTGATAATGGAGTAATTGCTTTATTTGCCCAAGATAAGTTTACTGCCAAATTGATGTTATCTAATGAAAAATTACATAAATATAATTTGATTTGGAATAAAGAAATAGGTGGTGGATTCTTAAATGCTAATAAAATGCCTTTAAGAATACACGAAGATATTTGTATATTCTATAAGAAATTACCAGTATATAATCCACAGATGGTTCAAACTGATAAACCAAATCATTCCAGAGGAAGTAAAAACTTAAATAAATCAAATGATAAACAATCTAATTATGATAAATTTAATATTATAGAAAGTAAATCAGATGGATTAAAGTATCCTACTTCTATAATCAGTTGTAAAAGAGTTGCTCCAACAGAACATCAACATCCTACACAGAAACCAGTAGAATTGTTAGAGTATTTAATTAAAACATACACTAATGAAAAAATGACAGTATTGGATAATTGTATGGGGTCTGGAACTACTGGAGTTGCATGTGGTAAATTAAACAGAAGATTTATCGGAATTGAAAAAGATGATTTCTACTATGAAATTGCAGATAGTAGAATCAGAGAATCTTATAAAGATACAATAGAATATAAAGAAGAAGTTAAAAGTAAAAAGTCTTTTGAATTTGGTTTATAATAAATAATGAGGAAATAAATAATGGAAAATATTAAGTTTTTGATTTGTGGTGATGTTAAAGCTCCACAGAGAAAGTTTGGTGATGCAGGAATTGATGTATTTTGTCCAAATAGAACAGAACAGTTTATTGAAGATGTTAAAAATTGTAATGTAGATAAGAGTATTATTATTACTGATGGTGATGATGTTGCATCATCTGCTCAAATTACTATTGCAAGAAATAGTATTGTTATCAAGCCTGGATGTGATATTAAATTTCCGCTTTATATTAGAAGTTTGATTGAACCTAATACAGTACTTATGGTTACTAATAAAAGTGGTGTAAGTACAAAACAGAAATTTATTTGTGGCGCTAATACAATTGATGCTTCTTATGAAGGAATTCATCATGCTCATCTTATTAATTTTAGTAATGATGCACAAAAGATTGAATTTGGACAGAAGATTATTCAGGAAGTACCAACTTTGATTGATCCAAGTCTTCCAGTAGTAGAAGATGGTGTGTCAGTAGAAGAATTCTATAAAGACCATAACCATGATAGAGGTGATGGTCGATTTGGTAGTACAGGAATTAAGTAATTATTTATATTAAATAAAATTAAGAGAAGATGAAAAATCTTCTCTTTTTTTATAAAAAGTATTTACAAAAAATCAGTAATTTGATATTATAATTAATGTAAAAGGAGATAGAAACTATGACAACGATGTGTTATGTAAAATCAACACATAAAGGAATTCCTACAATATGGGAAGGAACTATGAAACATTTTATTGATGAAGTATTTGGATATACACTTGAATGTGGACATTCTTGGAATGCTAAAATTCCACTTCAGCCAAAGAGTGTAAAATCACTTGTAAATGCTCTTAATAAGTCAGCAGACGAATGTAGAAGATATAGTGATTTTTATGAAGTATCAAGTAAAGAAGAATTTGATAATGCAACTGGTTATGATTATACTAATCACACTGGTGTAAATAGACAAGAAATGAGGTAATAGATATATGAAGACTTATATTGATTCAGATGGTGTAGTAGCAGATTTCATGGGATGGGTAAAATCACTTTGTCCAGATGTAGAAAATGATTGTGAGTTTGTCGACCAGTTTGTAATTAACAATTATGAAAGATGTTATCTTGATAGTAAACTTATTCACGAAAACAGTTTATTTATGGATTTAGTAGCAAATCATCCAGATTATTATATTTTGACTTGTGTTGGAGATTATCATAAGTATATGCATTATTTTCCAGAAAAGTCAGAAGAAGAAATGAAACACATCTTTGATGTACTTACAGAAAATAAGTATAAGTGGTTTGAAAGTTATGGAGTACCACGAGATAAGGTAATTATAGTCAAAAGGTCTTCTGAAAAATTAGATTATTGTAAAGATGGTGCAATTCTCTATGATGATTTTGATAAGACAGTAGATGCTTGGAATGAACTTGGTGGAGTAGGAATTAAGGTTTATAATAATCATAGGGATGTAGCATGAACATCAATGTAATTGAACACAATGAAAAACATTGTTATAAAGTAGGATTTTCAGACAATGGAGAAGTAAAGTTGTTTACTTCACCAAATGCTAATTATTCTTTTAATCTCAAAACAGGTACTATGTATTCTTGGGGTCATAAACTCAAAGATGATCCGGGTAGATTTCCAGTACCAAACATTCTTGACTTGGAAATCACTACTTCTTGTAATCATCATTGTCCATTCTGTTATAAGAGTAATAATCCAGATGGTAAAAATATGAGTTTTGACACCTTCAAGAAGATTTTTGATGTTTTACCTAAATCTATTTCACAAATAGCTTACGGTGCAGATTACGACTTGTCTAGTAATCCAGATTTGTGGAAGATGATGGAGTATTGTAGAGAAAACAAAGTAATTCCAAACATTACTGCAGGTTATGTATCAGAAGAAGTTGCAGATAAACTTGCCAAGTATTGTGGTGCAGTAGCAATCAGTAGATATGAATCTAAAGATAAGTGTTATGATTCTATTAAGAGATTAACTGATAGAGGAATGACCCAAGTAAACATGCATTATATGATTTCAGAAGAAACATATGAACGATGTTTAGAAACACTTGAAGACATTAAGACTGATCCAAGACTTGAGAAGTTAAATGCAATAGTTCTTCTTTCACTTAAAAAGAAGGGTAGAGGAACTGGTTATCATACATTAAGTCAAGATAAGTTTAATCATCTTTGTGATATTGCCAGAGAGAATAACATTGGTCTTGGATTTGATAGTTGTTCTTCACTTAAAGCATATAGAGCATTTAGTGATAAACCAGAAGTTCAGAGTAGTATAATTCCTTGTGAAGCAGTAAGAGAATCGAGTTATATTAATGTAGACGGATACTATTTTCCATGTTCATTTTGTGAAGGAGAAGATGAATGGACAGAAGGAATTAGTGTTTTAGATTGTAAATCAACAGAGGAATTTGTAGATAAGATTTGGTTTAGTGATAAGACCTTGAAGTTTAGTGATAGACTTGAAAAGACTTGTGGTGATAATTGTGAGAATTGTCGTCATTGTCCAGTATTTGAAGTATAAGTAAGAGGAGAGAGAAGTTTATGGTTAGTGAAATTGTAATGTATGTTTTGGCAGGAATAACACTTGGATTCATTCTTGGTAGATTTTTTTCTAATACAAACCAAGTTGGAATCACTGTTACATTAGAAGACATTGAACGAGCTTTAAAACAAGTCAGTGGAGACGTTGAAGCGTTTGATGAAGAAAGTATTTCAGAAGAAAGAAGCGTAGAAGAAAGAATGATGTCTGCCGGTGATAAAATGGAATACTTTACAGAGTATGGTACATTCAAAGACATTAACTTTTATAGAGTAAACATGCCAATGTTTGTATGTTCTACTACACCTGAAAAAGCTTATTATAAAGCAAAGAGAGGATTAAAGAAACTTAATGGATTATTCTTTAAATCTGGTGCAATTGATATTAGTAACGTATATGTAGAAAAAGTAACTGAAGATGAAGTAAATTCTTCTTATACTAATATGGAGACAGCTGATGACTAAACTCGAAGATTTATGGATATTTTTAGAAGAAGAACTTACCAGAAATCAAGTTGATTTAGATAACATAGTTTATGTTACTAATGAAGATAGAAATACAGTTATTGGAAAAATAGAAGCATACCGACACACATTAAATTATTTAGAGGAGATTTGTCAATGAGAGATCCAGAGAGAATTCAACCATTTTTAACTGAACTTGGTAAAATATGGCAGCATAATTGTTATGATTGGAGATTTGGACAGGTATTATCTAATATTCTTCCTAATATGATGGCTAAACATGGTGATATGTTTTATTGGGAAGAAGATAAATTTTTAGAATATTTTAAAGAAGAATTTGAAAAGGAAGAAGATTGATGTGTAAGTTATTCTCGTGTGAAGCAGTATCAAAGTATCATCCAGATAAGTATGCAGACCAGATTAGTGATGCAATTCTTACTGAATGTTTAAAACAGGATAAGACTAGTCACGTTGCTTGTGAAACTATGGTAAAAGACCGAACTGTAATTATTGCTGGAGAAATTACTACTAGTGCCAACGTAGATTACGAAGCAGTAGTAAGAAAAGTAGCAAGGGATTTGAATTATAAAGTAGATAACATCATTAATCTTATTACTAAACAGAGTCCTGAAATTAATAATGCAGTAGTATCTAATGAAGATATCGGTGCAGGAGACCAGGGAATGATGTTTGGTTATGCAGTTAAAGGACAAGACTACATTCCTTATGGATTCTATCTTGCTAATAAGTTTGTTAAAGCACTCGAAGAAGCAACTGAAAAAGATCACATTCTCAAAGGTGATGCTAAAGTTCAGGTTACAGTAGATTTACCAGAAGATGGTAAGTTTGGTGTTGCAGACCCATTTAGAGTTAAGACTGTTCTGGTATCTGTATGTTATGATGAACAATATAGTTTAGACTTTATCAAATCTTATGTAGAGAAGATAATGTGTAATACTGATTATAAAGTAGCTACATTCTGTAAATTGATTATTAATCCATCTGGAGTTTGGACAATTGGTGGACCAGAAGCAGATTGTGGACTTACAGGTAGAAAGATTGTTTGTGACCAGTATGGTGGATATGCTCCAGTTGGTGGTGGTGCTTTTAGCGGTAAGGATCCAAGTAAAGTAGACCGAAGCGGTGCATATATGGCAAGAAAGATTGCTTGTGCAGTAATTGATGAATTTGAAGTAAATACTTGTGAAATCCAGTTGGCATATGGTATTGGAATTGCAGAACCACTTTCAGTCAATGTAAAGACTAATGTACCAATTATGGATAAATACATCAGTAAATGGATTAGTACAAATTATAATCTTACACCTAAAGGAATTATCGAATATTTGAATCTTTTGAATCTTGATTATTATGAGATTTCTAAAGGTTGTCATATGACTTATTTTAATTGAGGTATACAAATGACTGTTACAGAAGTAATTAATAAAATTAAAGAAATTGGTGAATTTACAGATGATAATCTAATTGCACTTGAAGAATCATTATTAAATGCTAATATAACTGATTTTAAAGATGAACAATTTAAAGAATTTACACACTTTGTAAATGCAATGCCATACGATGAACGAATACAGACCATTATTACTAAAATTGTAAAACAATTGAATGATAAAGGAGTAATGATTCCTTGTGGTGGTGGATGTGATGATGACTGTGCATTCCATGAATCTGAATTTGGTAACTAATTACATATGAGTATATTCAATGATAATTACGATACATGTTTATGTAAAGGAATAAGTTCTACCGGCGAAGAATGCGGTAAAAAGGAAATTTGTTTACGATATTGGTCAAATATGACTGCTAAACAAGCAGATAAACTAGGATTTAGATACGATAGTTTTATCATACCAGATGATGTAGAAGATTGTAAATATTTTTACAATGATATTTCTACTAAATAATTACAGGAGAAGTAATTATATGAAATGGTATCAATGGATTTTAGCTTTTACATGGGAACTTCCTCAAACTTTATGTGCATTATTGTGTAAATTATTTATTAAGTGTAATAAAATCGGTTCTGTAATTGGAAATAGACTTTGTTATACACATAATAATGACTTTCTAACAGCATGGTCTCTTGGAGAGTTTTTATTCTTTAAAGAATGGTATACAAGACAGTATAATTGGGAACAAACATATAAACATGAATATGGACATTCTAGACAAAGTAGAATACTTGGACCACTATATTTGATATTAATTGCTTTACCATCAGTTATTTGGAATCTATTGAGTAGAATAAGTACTTGGTGTGCAAAGAATTATTATAATACACCTTGGGAAGCTTGGGCTGATAAACTAGGTGGAGTAGAGAGATAATTTATTATATTGATTATAATTATAAGAGTTGACTGACAAGTTGACTCTTTTTTTTATATTAACTGAGGTATTTTTCAGGAGCCAATAAGAGTTGAGTGTTGTTTAAAGCACTACTCTTATTAGGTTCGAGAAACGGTAGAGTTCCTCAATTAATTGTGATATTCATGATGTTCCATACCATACTCTTCCTTTAAATATTTAGCATATTCATCACCTTTTTCACAAGCGTTAGATAATAAAGTAAGTATAGCACAGAATCCGAGGAACCCTAAGATAAATTCTAAAAGTTCCATAATAATTCTCCACAATATTAATTAGTTAAACTTATAATAATATTATAAGGAGTATTATATGAATTCTAATACCGAAAAACTTAAAGAAATTTATAATTATTGTAAAACCCACATGAACAAGATTCATGAATGTAATGATGTAGCTTGTACTTATAAATGTGATTGTGTTCTAGAAAGAAATTGTATAAACAGTGATAAGAAATCTAGATACAATGATTCTAGATTTGTGAATAAGTGTTATGATAAAGTAGTACGAGCTCTTGCTAAAGAAAGAGAAAAAGAGGAGAGTGATCCTTTTGCAGAATTCAAAGACTGATGATAAACCGGTAAGAAGCGTAGTAGCAGAAGTTCTTATGAGTATAATTAATTCTGGTAAAAGTACGTATACTACAGAAGAATTTGATAAATTAATTAAAGATACCGAAAATAATATTGACAAGGTTTGATAAAATCAATATAATAGTTAATGTATAGATTAAAGGAGAAAATACTATGAGTAAAAAAATTGTAATTGCATTAACTATTATAGTGTTGATGGTAAGTTGTGCTATAGAACCAACTGGTATTAGTACTGAATTATCTTTGGAAAGTAATAGTGTTCAAAATACGGTTAAACCACAAAACAATACTTCACCTAAAATTGAAGTGCCAACTATTAAACCATCTGTGGTTGAATCTCCAATAATTGAACAAACTCCTATTGTAGTAGAATCTGTTCCAGTAATTGAAGAACCTACAGAAGAATCAACAATTGAATCACCTAAGATTGAATCTCCAGTTGTAGAACAAACTTCCATTATAAATGAACCAACTGCAGTAATTGAACCGTCGACTTCTAAAATAGAAGAATCATCAGAGATTGAACAAACTTCAGTTACACCAAAGATTGAATCAACACAAAAATATATATCTTACAGTGCACCATTAAATGGTCAGTGTGGTAATCTTGTAACAATCTATTACAGAATGTGTAATTCTAAAGCAAAGAGTATATATTCTGTTAAATATCAGTCTATTGATTATGGTGAACAGATTCCACTCGAAGATGGGGCAGACATCATGACCATTTATGCTATTGACGAAGACGGTTATGAATGGGGACAGTGGGATAGACCTATTGTAAATACTAAAGATAATTTTGAATTTAAACCTGCCTTAATGGAGATTGAACTTGGTGTAGACGTATCAAGGGTGACAGTAAATCCACCTAGTATGTTTACAAACTTTAAACATAAAGATTTCAGCGAAGGTACTACATTAAAATACATGTTTGACACATTCATCAACCATAGAATGATATTAATGTACGATGATGGTGTTAATGTGTGGGCAGCGGACCATCTATTTGTCAATGATGGTACAGTTAAACAGTTTACTATTGGTAAAGGTTCAAGATTGAGTTTGATTAATTCAACACCAAATAGCATAGTAACTAGTGGTAAATATCAAGTATTAGAAGTAGGTGGCAAACCTTATGAACATAGTGATGTAATCTATACTGGAGTAGCATTTGACCCAGACTGGATTGTACAGTGGAATAGAGAAGATGGAGATACTGATGCAGATACTTCAATGCTAGTTAGTGTAGAACTTATTTGCCAAATTGAAGGTGTAGATTATACATGTGTAGAAGAAGTCTATGTACCAGCATGCACGTGGCTTAAATATGAAATAACTTGGACACCTAATTTAAATTAAAGGAGAAGATGATTAAATGAATATTATTTTTGATGAAATGTGTAGTGGAAAAACAAAGAAGTTGATTCAGGAATCTTCTGATACCGGAGCAATCATTGTTACTGCAAGTGATTTTAAAGCAAAACATCTTAAAGATAAAGCAGAAGCATATGAAATTCCAATTCCAGACCCAGTAAGTTGGTATTATGCAATGAATAATTATGCTGTTGCTCCAAATACAGTATATCTAGTAGATGATGTAGATGAAGTCCTAGAATCTATGCTTAAAAGACCAGTTAGAACTGCAACTTTAACCAAAGAGAATTAATTATATGAATAAACCTTGTAATTTTTGTGAACATAGACATTTTAAAGAAGAAGAACCTTCAGAAGAAGTTTATAAGATGTCAGTAGAAAAATATATAGAATGGGAAAAATCTATTCCTTGTAGAAATTGCACATATAATGACTGGGATGATAACTATAAAGAATTACTTAAAAGATGTCCATTCTGCGGTGGTGAAGCAGATGTGTATATAGAAGAAATCTATAGCGATGTATTTTCTTGCACAATAGAGTGTTCAGAGTGTGAAGCTAGTGTTACAGCCTCTAGTAAAGAAAGAGCAATTAAAAAATGGAGCAGGAGAGTGTAAATGACTGAAACTCCAGAAAAGATTGTTCATTTAGAGCCTAATCAGATTTTTGTATTTGGTTCTAATACAGATGGTAAACATGATAAAGGAGCTGCTCTCACAGCAGTTAGAAAGTTTGGAGCAAAGTATGGTAAGGGTGAAGGACTTTATGGTCAATCTTATGCTCTACCTACCGTTGGAAATAATCTTTCTTTTATGAGTTTAGACAGAGTTCAGATTCATGTTGATAGATTTATAAAGTGTGCTAATGAACATCCAGAATTAGAATTTTTAGTAACAAAAGTAGGTTGTGGTTTGGCAGGTCATAAAGAAAAGGACATTAAGCCAATGTTTAAGGATTGTCCAAGTAATTGTATATTACCAAAAGGATGGAGAGGATGACATACAAAGAATATACAGAATTAACTAATGAAGAAAAACAGAGATTATTTCTTGATTTTCATCTTAAAATGAAAAGCAAAAATTATCTTTGTTCTGATATGTGCCCTCTATATGATAGGTTAGAAGAGGATTGTGTAGTATTTGGTGATGATAGACTTTCATTTTCAGTATGCCCTTACTCCTTTTTTAAGTGGCTTTTTGAACAAAAACCAAAGACAAATCTGGGAAGAATTGGACAGATGAGTGACCAACAATTGGCAAGAGAGATGAGTAATCATCGAATGTGTGAATGTTGTATATATCTTAACAATGGATGTGATTCCCCTGAAGCTAATTGCTTTATAGGTATTAGAAAATGGCTTAACAGCGAGATAAAAAAATGATAAAATATAAAAGCTATATAGCAGTCGAAAATCCAGATGAATTTCATAAATTTTATAATAACAATGATGTTAATCGAGAATATTTCATGAACTGTGTTGAATGGTTTCCAATGTGGTTTCATCATAATACAGCTGTATTTAAATATAGAGAAAAGATGAAAGAAAAATGGCGAGAAGACGCTAAAAAAGGAATTTACCATTCTGCAGGTTATGAATACAATTGGGTTTTAAAACAAAAAAGTGATGAATTAAATAAAAAACACAATATTGAAACAACAATTTGGGATATGCGAAGAAATAAAAAACTTGATAAAGAGTCTTGTTTATTAGCTAGTGATTTAGGATTAACAACATACCAAGTCGATCCAATAGGTTAAGGTTTAGAAATGACACAGCTTGAAAAGTTGAAAGAAATGAATGATAGAGAGTCTGCTGAATTTATCGTTGAACATGGCATGTGCTCATTGTGTCTTAATCATCATACCCAGCTTTGTAAAACAGATAGTTTGGAAAAATGCAAAGAGGGTGTAAAGGCTTGGCTTAATAGTGAGGTAGAAGAATGAAAGAACAAGGTTGGACTAAGGACGGAAGAAGAAAGAATTAACTTCTGCTATAAAAACTCCTCTGACTATAGAAAATATCTTCTAAACGTAGTTTATGATAATATTTTCTGTCTTGCTCATAATGTTTATAATCAATCTCACTCACCTAAACATCAGGGAATTAGAGAAGGTCTCTTTATGGCTCTAGATGAATTGAAAGTAATTCCAGAAATTAAGGAACAATTAGAGGAGATAGAGAATGAATAAACCTTGTAAAACTTGTGAACACTACCACTTCTCAAAAGAAGAACTCCCTGAAAAAGTCTATAAAATGTCAGTAGAAGAATACTGGGAGTGGGAGAGAAGTGTTCCTTGCAGAAGATGCAAGTATAATGACTGGGAAGATAACTATAAAGAATCACTTAAAAGATGTCCATTCTGTGGTGGTGAAGCTAGAATTGTAGTAGACGAAGACGACTACTCTAATAAAGATTATTGTGTGGAGTGTGGATCCTGCTGTGCAGATACCATGTGGTTTAATTCTAAAGAAGAAGCAATTAACGCTTGGAATAGGAGGGTATAAATTAAATGTCAGAAAATAAAAATACAAATAGTAGTGGAATTGGAGTATGTGGACTTCTTGGAGTTGCTTTTGTAATTCTCAAACTTTGTGGAGTAATTGACTGGAGTTGGTGGTGGGTAACTGCTCCTTTCTGGGGGTGCTTTTGCAATTGTAATTGTATTAATGATTGTAATGTTAGTGATTGGTGGTACCGCTTCTGGAATATTAGCAATCAATGCCAAATTGTCCAAAAAGAAAAAAACAATCATATCTAAAGATCATGAAATAATTGAATAAAATAATAGCCTAGATTTATAAATCTAGGCTTTTTTTAATCATTATTTAACTTCTTCTAGTTGTACTAATGGAAAGTCTTTATTATCTTCATCTATAGTATGTATATCTAATCTTGCATACCAACTAGGTTTTGGATTCTCTGGGTCATGTTCTTCTTCATAAGGTACCACCCAAATTGCTTGACTTTGTTCTTCTTCACATACATTCCATGATTTAAGTAGTGGAATATAATGAACATAACAAGGTTGATTTATCTGACAGATTATTTCATTATCTTTGATTACGTTATACATTTAATTTATCTCCTTTTTAATACAAAATATGTAATTTTTTATTTGTATCTTTATCTTTATATATTAGTTTTAAATTATTATTAATATTTATTTTAAATTTTATATTTTCTGGTAATTTATTATACCATCTATACAATATATTTTTACCTTTATAATTTTTTAACATTCCACGTCTTGATCCGGATTTTTTATACATATCTTCAACATTTTTAAACGTATTGATACTTTCATACAATCTGTTTATTCTATATTTACCTAAAATAGTGTAATATTTATTTATAATTACTCCTAAATAATGTATTTTATTAGATATATTATTTATTTTAGTTTTATTATAATTTATATTCATATTTAATTTCTTTAATTCAGATATAATTAATTTTTTTATAAATATTAATTCTTCTAAACTATGACTAACACATATAATATCATCTACATATCTGGAATAATTTTTTGTATATTTTTTAATAACATGATCAATATCATTAAAATATAAATTAGCAAATAATTGTGAACATAGATTACCTACCGGCAATCCATTACTGTTTCCAAATAAAGTTTTTCTTTTTGGTAAATTTTCCCATTCTTTAATTGAACATAACCTAAACGTATCTTTCGTTATGTCTGTTTTAATTAAAATTGGAATTATATTACTTAATAAATCTGAATATTTTCCACTATATTTATTCTCAACTACTTCTAATACTTTATTACACAATAATTCTCGATTTATCTTCATAAAGAATCCAGATACATCTAATTTTAGAAAATAGCATTCATCTTTATAATTATTTGTCTCTCGTCTAATAAATCTTTGAACCCGTTTAATTGCAAAATCAGTTCCTTTACCTACTCTACAATTAGCTGCATCATATATAAACATTTTATCAATTATTGGATTAAGTTCATTGTATATGAAGTGCTGAATTATTCTATCTCTGAAATTGGCACAAAACACCTCTCTTATAGTGGGTCTATGAATTATAAAACATTGTGAAGTAGATAATTTATAGTTATTGTTTTCTAAATCTGATTGAAGATTTTTTAAACTATATAGTGCCCAAGGTTCAAATTTTTTAGAACCATCTTTATTCTTTTTCTTTTTTCTGCAATCACAATAAGCTTGGTAAATATCAGCAAACTCTACATTATATTTTTCTAACATCTATACTTTAAACCCTAAAAGGAACAACACCGTTCTGGTTGTTCTTGTTGTTGTTGTTCCAGTTACTGTTGTTGTAGTTCCAGTTGTAAGCGTTGTTAGCATTGTTCTCAACAGAAGACCAACAATCTGAAATGTGACGTATTAAAACTGCTGTGTTAGGTATCTAACATTAACTGGTATGATCACTTGGTATATTTTCTTCAAGTTCGTCACCGCTTTTAAATATAAATAAATATAATGTAATGAATTAAACAGCCTTAACCTTTAATTTATATCAGTTTACTGACATACCTTGCTTTTTATTTAATGAATTTATCCACTTATTTAATTGCTCTACTACATCATACATAATATCTATAATAGTGTTTGCAGCTCCAATAGAAAAACCTTTACCTCTGACTATAATTTCAATTGAAGTGTAAATATCAAATATTTCATTTTTGGCTTGTATAAGATCTCTAATTTTATCTTCTATTATATAACTATCTGAAGCTCTCCTAATTAAACATTCACTCCTATAAAAAGAAGCATATATTTCTTGAACTAACTTCAAAAATTGTTTGGGTAAATTAGGAGATAATATTTGAAATGCATCTACTGATTTCAATATTACGTGATATACTTCTACAAACTCATGTTTATTATCTAATTTTTTCAATGAACTCATTTTGTTTTATTTTTAACACTTTTATATAGGTGGCCCGTAAAAGGCCACCAGTAGCATAGTTTGGAGACAAGCTCCAAACTATTTAGAATTTTAGAAAGCCCTAAAAGGAACAACACCGTTCTGGTTGTCCTTGTTGAAGTAGTACCAGAAACTGTAGCGGTAGAGCCAGAAGTAAGCGCGGTCAGCAGCGTACTCAACAGAAGACCAAATATAATTTGAACTGTACCAGTTTACTAATCCACTAGACCTGAGTTGATCTTGCTCTGCTCTAGAACCAATGAACCAGTCGTTACATCCACCTACAGAATTAGCATTAATACTATCTCTCAAATACTTCCAGATTGTAGTATTACCTGAAGTATAAGGAGTAAAACAAGCCGAAGTAGATAAACATTTAGCCGTATTAGTTTTGCCAGAGCCAATAGAATTAATTCTTGGAGGATTACCAGAACTTCCTACATTAGTACCTCTAGCTCCCCATTCCATATTAGTAGCTAATCCATTTGTACTATCATAGACATAGAATTTATCAGCACTAGGAGTTCCACTTACAATAGCATAATACTTTGCATTAGCCAATCCCGCTACAGTAATTGTTGTGATCTCATTATATGAAGCATCGAAGAACTTATAAGTAGCTCCGTTGTCACTATGTATATAGAAGATTCTACCACCAACTGGTAAATATGTAATCTCACTCTCACACTTAACAGTAACAGTTCCATTCATTATTTTATTAGTACAAAGTAGTGTCTTTCCTGCACAACCTATATTTCCGCTCATGTATTTACCAGAACAATTAAGAGTTTTTGTACTTCCATCGGAAACAGTAGTGATTTGATTTCCAGCATAAGTTACAGATACAGGGCTAGTTTGACCAGTTACTTCGGTTACTGTTGCTGGTGAAGTTCCATTATATGTTATTGTTACTTTACTCATATTTTTCCTTTAAAAATTCTATTTTTAAACCCCTTATAACGTTAACTTAACGTTATAAGGGGTAAAAAATAAGCAAAAAATCAAGGAAATAGATATGAGCACAACAATTAAATATAACAACACGACCATAGCTACTATAAGCGGTGATGGAACTAAAACTCTTAATTGCTCTGGCAAAATAATGAACGGAAATGTAGAGGTTACAACAAGTATACCCGCACCTTCTTTACAAAGTAAAAGCGTTACTTATACAGCAAATGGTTCTGCAACCGTTACTGCAGATAGTGGATATGATGGATTAAGTTC